TACCCGGCGGTTGCCGAGGCGTTGTCGGCGGAGATGCGTCGCGTCGTGGGTGATACGGCGGGACCGTTTGACGCGGCGGGCCGGGGGCGGTTGGCGGCGGCGTTCCGCGAGGCCGCGGGTGCCGTACGATGAGCCGCTTTTCGCTGTTGGACTACAACGCGGTCAGCGATCGGTTGCGGCCGATGCCCGACGCGGACCCGTTCGACGCGTATGCCGACGGGTTCGTCGGGGCGTACTACGATCCCGAGGAGCACGAAATCCTCGAGGACGTCGTCCGCGGATCGGGGCTACCGTTCGATGCGTCGTCGATTGCCCACACCGCGGGGTTCGCGGAGTCGGGTGCGGGCAAGGTCATTTTGCTCCACAAGGAGGTGGAGAAGATCGGCTGGGGGGCCAGGATCGGATACCCCAATCAGGCGGTCGGGGACTGCGTCTCGCACGGGACGGCGAAGGCGATGGGGCACACGCTCGCGTGTTCCGTGACGCACGGCACGGGATCGGTCCCGGACACCAACGGCGTCGAGGCGCGGATGTGGCCGATCGCATCGGAGACGCATTACTGGTTCCGCGGGCACGGCGGCGACGGGTGGACGGCGTCGGCGTCGCTGCGGGTCGTGAAGACGAAGACCGGGATCGTGATACGGAAAAACCTTCCCGGCGTGTGCGACCTGACGACGTATAGCCGCGAAACCGCCCACCGCTACGGGGCGTCCCCGCCGCCCGAATCGGTGCGGGACATGCTCGACGATCATCCGGTTGTGACGTTCTCGGAATGTCGATCGTTTGAGGAGGTTCGCGACATGATCGCGGCCGGGTACGGCGTGCAAACGGACGGCGGCGAGGGGTTCGCGAAAACCACGGACGAGAACTACGTGGCGGCCCGGTCGGGGTCGTGGTCGCACAGTATGGCGGTCACGGGCGTGATCGACACGGCGGCATTCCGTGCCCGTTACGGTTGCGGCGGCATCGTCATCCAGAACTCGTGGGGCGGCTGGAATCGTCCACCGGAGACGGCCCGCGTGATGGGCACGAACGAACGCCTGCCGGCCGGTGCGTTCGTGGCGTTGTGGCGTGACGTGTCGCGGCGGTCGTATTTCGCGATCTCGAACCTACGCGGGTGGCCCGCCCGCCACCTGCCCGACTGGTCGCTGGGGGATCTCGTATGAGGACCGCGGCGTTGTTGTGCGTTGTGTTGGTTGCCGGCTGTGTTCCGCGGGCACCCGCCCCCGACCACGCCGCGCTGGGGGCCGCTATCGCCGTTGCGGTCGCGACGGTTGGCGACACGCCGACACCACCGCCACCGGCCCCGGCCCCGGACGGGAAGGTGTGCCCCGAATGCGCACCCGACGGCAAGCCGATCTACCCAAGCCACCCGGGCATGGTTGGGGACGGTACGGTGTTTACACCGTGCCCGAACCCGTCATGTCCGTGGAAGCCGGCAACGCCACCACCGCCGCCACCGCCCACCGCCGCCGTAGATGATCCCGGCCCACCACCCGGCCCGGGGACGTGGCGGAAGGTGTGCCGTGGTGGCCGGTGTACGTGGGAACGTGTGCGGTAGGGGGGCACGCCGATGGTCGAGGGCAACGTAGCGGCGGCCCGCCCCACGCGGTCGCGATCATCCCGGCGGCCGTCCCCGTCGCGCGGCGTGACCGACACCGTTTTCAAGGGGCTCGACCGATTCGGGCTCGCCCCCATCCTCCTCATCGGGCTGGCCTACATCGGGCATCGCGAGGTGGTCGTCCCGATCGCGGCGGCATATACCCGAATGGTGTCGGACGTAGACGAAAACAATCGGCTGTTGAAACAATCGCTCGACGAGAACATGCGAGACGACGCCGTCGCCGTTGCCGCGATCACGGAGGCGCAACGTGTCAACCGCGAACTTTCGGAGGGAAACCGCAAACTATCCGAGGAAAACCGCGAACTAAACACCCGGATTCTCGACGCGCTCGAGCGGGTGTTGGAGGAAATGCAGCGGAAACCGCCACAATGAGCACGGAATACGGCGGGCTGTGGGACGACATCCGCGAGGCGAATCACTGGCGGCCGGTGCTACCGTTGCTCGCCCGCGTGCGTGAAACCAACGGCCCCGACCGCGCCGAGGCGATTCGCGACGTGGCGGCGTTCGTTCTGCGGAATCTATCTATCGACCCGTGGGGGTCGCGGGCGTTCCGGTTGTTTTCGCTCGTCGTCGATCTATCCCGCACCGACGAACGGGTCGCCGCGGCCATCGACGACCTCCTGCCGTTGAAATAATCGGAAAAACTTCTCGGGGCGGTGGCGTGTTGTAACGCTGACGAAACGCCGGCCGGTGCCGACCGGCACCACCCCGACACGGAGTTTCCGATCGATGAATGCCACTATGCAGCGGCTCGCCGGCGAAATGACCGACCTCACGAACAAGTTGAACGCCCTCGCCGGCATGGATACGGCGACCCCGCAGGAGGCGGAGCATCGTTCGGCGGAGATCGCCCGGTTGACCGCCGAACTCGACACGCGTTCGAAGGCGTACGAGGTGGAGGAGGCGTCCGCCGCCGCCCGTGCCAAGGTGCAGGCGCGGCTCGATGCCGTGTCGTCCGCCGGCCTCGTGGTGCCGACCAAGCGGGCCGCCCCCGCACCGCTGCCCCCGCTGCCCGTGATGGGCGAACTCCGCGGGTTCGATTCGGTCGACACGGCAACCGCCGTCGGCCGGATGTTGTCGGACCTGGGCCGCGGCCGGCGTACCGAGATTCGGGCCGCCTCGACGCACCCGATCGGCGTAAACACCACGCTCGAGCCCGATTCGATGGGCGAGGCGTCGCCCACGTATGACGGTCGCGGCTCCGAACTGGTTGCCCACGAACTCTATCGGGGCATCCTCAATACGATTCAGTACGAATCGGTCGCCGCGCGGCTCGCGACGTGGGTGCAGGTCAACACGGACGGCATGTACGTGCCGCTTGGCGAGGACATCGTCGAGGCGGATTGGTACGAGGAGAATTGCGAAATCCTCCCTATCAAGCCGAACACGACCCGCGCGTCGCTGACGCTGAAAAAGATGGGTGCCCGCGTCCAGGTGTCGAACGAACTCATGGACGACGCATACGTCTCGGTCGCGCAGATCGTGACGCGTACGCTCGGCAACGGGTTCGCGAAGAAGTTGGATAAGACGCTCATCCAGGGCGATAACAAGATCGGGTTCGCCGGTATTGCCCCGTCCATCCCCGCCGGCCAAACGGTCACGACCGCCGCCGCCGGGAAGGCGACGATCCAGGAGGTGGCCGACGTGATCGGGAAGGTGGACCCGCTCGCGTCGAATCGCGTTTGGCTCGTGTCGGAGGAGGGGTGGCCGAAGATCATGGGCCTTGCGGCCGGTGCGATTGGCGTAAACGTCACGCAGGGCATCCAGCAGACGATCTTCGGGTCGCCCGTCATCCGCACGGCGTTGTTGCCGGCGAAGACGTACGCCATTTACGGTGATTTCTCGATGGCCGCGGCCATCGGATACAAGTCGGGCCTCACCATCCGGTCCTCGTGGGAACGGGCCATCGAATACGACCAGACCGTATTCGTCGGGACCGCCCGCTACGCGTTCGCCGTGTTGGCCGCCAAGTATCTCGCGGCCCTGAAGTCGGCCTAGTCCATCCCGCCGCCGCCGGCCCGGGAACAACCCGGGCCGGCGGGGTCATCGGGGGCACACCATGCTACTCCGTTTTTTGAAGCAATACGCCGCATACATCGAGGGCGAGGTGGTCGACCTCGACGATCCGCTGGCGGGTCAACTGGTCGACCACGGCGTCGCGACCCCGGCGGAGGGGCACGACGTGCGACACGCGACGCGGCCCGCCGACGATGTCCGAACCGCCACCGTCAAGAACAAAAAGGCATGAGCGATGCCCTGGAACCTCGTTACCACGCCAACGCCGTTTCGGTCGGTGACGAGGATCGTCCAGCCCATGGTCGAGGCCGTTTCGCTCGGGGAATTGAAATCCCATCTGCGAATTGAGCACGACGTCGCGGACGACGACGACTTCCTGGTCGGTGCTATCGCGGCGGCCCGCATGGTCGTCGAGGAGCGGTTGGGCATGACGCTCACCGCGACGCGGTGGCGGGCGAAACTAGGCGAATGGTCGTCGTGTGGGTGCCGCGGGTACGAGGTGCCATACCCGCCGCTGCTGGTCGAACCCGTGCGGTTCCCCATCGTGGTGACGTGGGTAGATTCCGACGGCACGACGCACACCGTCGACCCGGCCGACATCACGTACGACGTCGAGGAAATCCCCGGTCGGCTGCGTGTCGGCGTGTCGATCGCCGGGCCATGCTGCGAAACGAACGCCACCGTGAAATGGTGGGCGGGCGTCGTCAACCCGTCCGACGTACCGGCGAATATCCGCGCGGCCATCAAGCGCATCGCGGGCCAGCTCTACACGAACCGCGGCGACACGGCCGAGGCCGTGATGGCCCGCGACGCGGGCGTCGACTCGCTCCTGGCCGCGTCTAGCATCGCGGGGCGGTACTAATGGCCCTCAATTCGGGAACCATGCGCGAGGTAATGGTGATCGAGCGGCCGCGCTACGAGCGGAACGCCGTCGGGGAAATGGTGCCCGTTGAACCGTGGGAGGTTGTGGGCCGCCGCCGGGCGTCGGTGGAAAACGTGGCCTACAACGAGCAACGCCAACTAGCCCAGATGGGCGGCACCGCGTCGCATCTCGTGCGGATGCGATACCTCGAGGGGCTCACGGGCGGGATGCGGTTGCGGTGGGAATCACGCCGCGATCGGTTGCTCTACGTCGCGTCGGTGGTCGAGACGGGACACCGCGAGGGCGTCGACGTGTACGCCGAGGAGCGCGCATAGATGGCCTCCCTCGTGACGTGGAACAGCCGCGACATGATCCACGACATTGAACACCTCCGAAAGGGGTTCGGTGAGTTGCCGCCGGCCCTGGCGAAGCGGTTCATCCGGTCCGCGATCAAGCGGGCGATGGAGCCCTACATGCCGATGTTCCGTTCGGCCGCGCCGCGTCGCACGGGGAAACTCCGCCGCTCGGTCACGACCCTGGTGGATTTCGCCGGCACGTCGGGGCACTTCACCGGCCGCGTGGGGTACGGGCGTGGGCGCGGCCGCATGGGCCACCACGCAATCCTGGTGGCCGACGGCACGGCACCGCGATACACGCGGGCGAACAAGCGGGCATATCGGGGCGTGATGCCGGCCAACACGACCGTCGCGGGGTTGGCCGATCGCATTCGGGCGATGGCCCCGCCCATGTTCGAAACGCATCTGACGGCGGCCCTCGATAACGCGATCAAGACCCTGCCCATCTACACCGCCCGGTCCATCGCACGGAGGCGCGGGTAGATGTTCCCCGAGGCATGGCTGTGGAAAACGATCGAGACGGCCGCCGGGTGCCGGGCGTACCCGGCGAACGTGCCGCGCGAAAACGTGCCGCTCCCCTACGTGGTGTTTACGCGGGAGCGAACCGTGCGGGACCGGCACCTCATGGGAAACGGTGGCGTACCGGTCGCGTCTATCGCGGTCGTGTGCGTCGCGGCGAAATACCTGGACGCTAAATCGCTCGCCAACACGATACGCCGCGCCGTCGATAGCAAGCGCGACCAGGCGATCGACGGCGGCGGCTACATCGAATCGGTTGCCCTGGTCGATGAGGCCGACGGCGAGCCGGTCATGTTCTCGGGGGATGATGCCCCGTTGTATTCCGTTGTTCTTTCGTTCGACGTTCGATTTACCGAGGAGGTATGACGATGGCAACCGTGAATCCCGCCCCGACCGCGGCCCCCTACACGATCACCGATAGCCAGGGGTCGGATATGACGTTCGACTCGGTCCATTTCAAGGCCACCAAGATTTCCGTACAGGTGGGCGGCGGGTCGGGTTCGGGTGGATCGTCCACCCAACAGATCGACGTGTCGCATCTGGGCATCGCGTCGGGCGGCGAGAAGGTGTACCAGTCGCCCCCGTTGAACGAGCCGCAGAACACGTCGGGTACGGGCGTGGTGGCAACCGTGACCGTGGATTTCCTCGACCTCGAGAAGCCGGTCCGTAATGTCGAAAAGGCGATCGACCTGGGGGCGAAACTGAAGATCACCGGCATGGCCCGCTGCACGGAATACACGCTCGACGCGTCGGTCAACGACGTGCTCCGCGGCCAAGCGAAGTTCGAGATGACGACCATCGTTCACGGGACGTGATCGGTGGCCTACACCTGCCCTACGTGCGCCGGTACGGGAATCGTCAACGGTAGCGTCTGCTACCGTTGCCGGGGGAACCGCACGCTCGTTGAGGATTCCCAGGGGTTGACCGTGACGTGGGGCAGCGTCGACCTGGGGCAACTCACCGGGATTTCGATAGATAGCGCTACGGCGTCTATGGACGACGTGACCGGCCTCAATTCGCCGGTCGTGTCGGTCGGCACCCATCACGTAATGATCCGGCAACTCATCACCGGTGACATCACGCCGGGGAAGGCGTCGGTGCGGTATATGGGTGCCAACGGGTTGACCGACGGGCACGTCGGCACCCGGCAGACGTTGCGCGTCGTCCACCCGCGGGGTGCCGTCGCGTGGGCGTTGCGGGCCGTGTTGTTGAAGTTCACGCAATCCGCCACCGTGAACAACCTCATAGAGGGTACGGCGGAGTTTCAATTCCAGGAGGTGTAGGTTGCTGACGAAGGAATCCTTTCTCGCGAACGCCAGACCGAACGCGACCTCGTCGAGGTGGCCGTCGACGGTCTACCCGACAAGGTCTACCTGCGGTTTCCGACCGCGGCGGAATGGTTCGCGATCGTCGCGTCGGGGAAACGCGACACGAACCCCACGGCCGAGGACGTAGACCGGCTAGTGTTGGCCGCGTCAATCTGCCTGGCCAACGCCGACGGGTCGCGCATGTTCCGCGAGGGCGATGATTCGCAACTCCGCGACATCGACCCCGAGGTGCTCATGGCGATCTACACGGCAATTCTGAACAACGTGCTGAACGTCCAGAAACGCGTGGAGGACGTGCAAAAAAACTGAATAGCGAGCCGCTGCGGTTGTTCCTGTATCGGCTCGCGTTGGAACTAGGTGAGGAAGATCCCGACGCGTTGGCGGAACGTATGCCGCTATCCCGGTTGCTGGGATGGTTGGCGTACTACCAGATGGAACCGTTCGGGGACGATTGGCGGCGTAGCGGGCGGCTATCGTCGATCGTGGCCGCCGGGTTCGGGGTGAAGGTCACCGGCGAAATGGAGGACTTGTTTATGCCCGGCGGTGGCCGCTACCGCGGGATGTCGCAGACCGAAATTGAGATGGTCGAGGAACTCAAAAAAATAGACTCCTATCGCGAATCGTGGGACCGGAGGAAATAGCCCGTGGGAATGTCGCGCATCTCGGCCATATTCGACGCCGACACGTCGGGGCTCACGGCCGGAACCAAGCGGGCACAGGACGCCCTCCGCGGCCTGGGCGGCGAGATTTCGTCGCTCGATGGCATGTTCGAACGGCTCCAGGCGTTCGCGGATGGGTCGTTCGATGATTTCGCCGGGCAGGTGATCGGTGCCCAGTCCGCGATGGCCCGCATGGCGGACGGTGCCCGGCAACTCGAGGTTGCGTGGAAGGGCGGGTCGCTCACCATCGCGGAATACCGCGACGGGTTGGCCGCGCTACGTGCGGCCGCCGACGACACCCTATCGTCGCTGTCCCGTGCCCAGGCGATCACGTTGAAGTTCCAGACGCCCGACCAGACCCATCTATCGCGGATGGCGGAATACAACGCCCTCCTTCGCGACGGGATGATTTCGCAGGAAACCTACAACCGGGCGGCCGCCGCATCCCTCGACCAACTCAATCGGGAAACCGAGGACAAGGCCGCGCTAACCGCGGCGACCGAACGGCAACGCGAGGCCGAACGCGAGCGGAATGCGATCATGGCCGCGGCCGCGTCGCTCATCGACCGGGTGGCGACCGCCGAGGAAAAACACCAGGCGGCGCTGATCGAGGCGTCGCGGTTGCTGGGTGCCGGGGCCATTTCGTACGAGCAATACCAGCGGGCCGTAGCGGAGGCCGACCGCAAGCTCGAGGAATCGGGCGACGGCCACCAGGAACGCATAGCGGCGCAACGGCAACTCGATGCCGCCATGCGTGAGGGTCGGA